TTAGGGATATCGTCAGCTGTAACTGGGACATTTGCTGGTTGCTTTCCTATGTAAGGCATATTATATCTCCTATGTAATTTCCATTATGCTAAGTATAGCGTCTACACCGTTTGTTGTATCAGATTTTACTTTAACTATATCGCCTGCTTGTAATATAATCTTATTACCAGCCATAATTTCTATAGACGATCCCGAAGGCAACGGTATTGCTTTAGCAACATATACATCATCTGCATTTTCTCCAGATGAAGAAGCTGTTGTTATTTGAACATCGGCTGTAACTGATGCCCCTTTTACGTTAGAAACTGTGCAACCTATTATTACGGTTGTAGTATCAGCAGGTACAGTATATACCGTAACCAATGATGCGTCTATACCAGCTTTAGTTTTTAATTTAAATGTATTTGCCATTTCTATTTCCTATATTATCCAAGAGCAATTGCCATAGCTACTGCGTCTGGCACTGCTGCAATTTGTAAATCAACATATGCTTTATTAGAAGCATGATTTGCTGATGAAGGGTTTCCGCTTAGTGTTAATGCACCTGTTAAAGTTCCACCAGCTAGTGGTAACTTTGCAGCGATAGCATTAGTTGTTGTTGTTGCATAGTTAGCATCATCGCCTAATGCTTCAGCTAATTCGTTTAATGTATTAAGAGTTGCTGGTGCTGAATCAGATAGAGCTGCAATAGCCGCATCTGTATAAGCAGTTGTAGCAATTCTAGTTGAGTTGTTACTAGCATTCTGCGTAGTAGTTGTAGGATTACCAGCTAACGCTATATCTGAACCCGCCTGAACAGCTGTTTTAATCTGAGCATTTGTTTGATCGGCTGTAGCATTGTCTTCAATATTGTCTAACTTACTATGGTCTGCGTTAGTAAAATTGTTTTGTGACAGCTGCCCATCTTGTACTGAATACGTTGAGATAGCTACCCAAGCAGAACCATTGTAATGAAATACAGTATCATTGCTTGTATTAAAATATAAATCGCCTTCATGCAAAGAAGATGAGGGTGCTGAACTAGCTACTCTCCATCTCTCTGCAAAGCTATTTACTCCTGCTATATTCGCTGCTGTTGTATTAACATTTGTAATAGAACCAGCAACAGTATTAATATTTGTATTATTACCTGCAGCTAAATTAATATTAGATGTATTGTTTACAGCGGCACTAATGTTACTTGCATTTGCTACTGCAGCATTAATGTTAGAAGCGTTTGATACCGCAGCATTAATATTTGAAGCATTATTTGCAACGCTTGTTACATTGCTAGCTATACCTGCAACCGTAGTTACGTTTCCGGATATGCCTGCTAATGTGCTCATTTTAGCTACATTAGCGGAAGTACCTAGTACGTTCATGTCTGACACAACATCTGAAGTACCTAATACGTTCATGTCAGCAACAACATCATTTGTTCCTAAAATAGCCATATCTGCTACAACATCATTTGTTCCTAAAATAGCCATATCTGCTACAATATCATTTGTGGCTAGTATTGCCATATCAGCAACAATAGAGCTAGATGCTAAAATAGCCAGATCATCAACAATAGCATCTGTTCCTAAAATAGCCAAATCTGCTACGGCTGCGCTAGTTCCTAATCTTCCAATTTCTGTGGCTTTTGATGCAACAGCACCAATGTCCGCTGCGTCATTAGCTACTGCAGTTATATTGCTAGCATTACTTACGGCTGCATTAATATTAGAAGTGTTATTTGCAACACTTGTTACGTTGCTAGATATGCCTGCTACTGTAGTTACATTGCTGGCTATTCCTGCTACTGTAGTAACATTAGCTTTAATGTTTTCTACTTGTGCAACATCACCTGATATACCTGCAACAGCTGTAACATCACTAGATATTCCTGCTACTGTACTTACGTTAGCTTGAATACCAGATACAACATTAATATGTCCTTGGTTGGTGCTTGTTGGTATTAATGCCGCCCAGGCAGAACCATTCCAAGCAAACATTTGGTCTGAAGAGCTGTTCCAATATAAAGCGCCTTCTACTAAAGAGGCACTATCATTATCTGCTGACGGGGCAGAGCTTTTTGGTCCTAAGTACCTGTCGTCAAATGAGTCATATGATGCTGCTGATGCTGTTGCACTTTGTGCCGCAGCTGCTGCTGAAACTCCAGCTAAACGCGCGTCTTCACTTGAATTTGCAATTAGTTCCTGCTCGGCTACTGATCCTTCATAAAATGAATTTCTTGCCATAGTGTATCTCCTTAATTATAAGCCTTGGAACCCTTGAAAACGCATATGTACATTTGCGCCTTTTAATTCTGCGTTACTGGCTCTTATATTTGTAGTTGCTATTTGTTCCATAAACAGGCGATTAAACTTTGCAGCATCCCCATCATTTCCTAAATATTCTGATGCTACTGATAAAGCAGCGTATAAAACTATTTCGTAGTCATTTAACAGCCAGCTGTCTTTTTCTACGTCGGCGTAATTAATTGTGCAAGCTCCATAACCATTAGCGGGCGAATAAGCGGCAAACGAAGCTCCCGCGGCATTATTTGACTGCCTTTTTAAAGATGCACAAAATGTACTTTGAGACCTAAACACTAAACCATTAGCATAAAGATCCCCAATGGCATTATCTACCTTGTAGTATTTAAGTATATAAGCACCCGAAGCATTGACATTTCCAGAAATATCTGTTAATACAAATTCTCCGCCGTCCCTAGCAAAAGCATTTGCTACAGAGTGCTTATCGGAACTAAACATATTTCTAGTGTCAGTTCTATTTAAAACAACATCGTCGTTGTTACTTGTGCTTGTCCATACTCCATTTGCAGAAGCGCATAAAGCTGGAGTTGTGTTACTAGACGGGTTGACACTACACGTGCCCACGCCAGTTTTTCTAATTTCAATTAATTCTATAAAATCCGAAGGAATAGTAATACGAGAATCGGTAACAGTAACAACAACGGTCTTTTCTAACGCCGGCACTCTTAACAATTCGTATATTTTAGCCTCGCCAATTTCAATAAATTGATCTAACTGTGCATTTGTCAAGTCAGAGCGATTTAGCCAATCTGCTACGGTTGTGCGTAGAGTAGCTTGGTTAGTTACTGCTGCCATAATTTATCTCCCTTTGGGGTTTTTAATAATATTACCCGTCAACAATTGAGGGTAGTTCTGTATAACTATATTTCTAATCTTTTGCAAATCTTTAGCACTATTTTGCGAGTCGTGCACATCTATACCAAATTTAGTTTTTATATCTACAGCTACTATATCTGGGATAATAGCAAATGATCTAAAATTTTGTTTTTGGTTAGCAAACATACTTTTTGAGGCTGCTCGTGATTTAGAAGCATAGTCTAAATAAGCTGATACATCTTGTGTGGCCCTGAATTCGCCATTCTTACCATACGTATCTTTAATAAAATTACTCATTTTAATTCTCCGATTTAAAGCTGTATACCTTTACTTAAATATATTAATATAATACACTTAAATAAAGGCAGCCCCGTAGGGCCACCCATATTTCCAAATAAAACTTACGCTTGGATTACGCCGATTCCAGAAATCATTCCAGATGCAAATGTGTTTCTGCATTCTAGAGTAGTCTCTTCAATCATCATAGCAGTTGTGCTATCACCTTGTGTACCAACGTCAGCTGTGTGCAGAGGACGTAAAGTAGCTAATGACCACCAACTTGGATCGTAGACAAGAACGTCTGTAGCTCCACCTAGTCCATCACTCTTGTCTATGCTACTAGCAAGACCTTGAATGTAGTTAGGCACAACTTTTACTAAGCCAAAGTCACTTTCGTATAATTCAACAGATTGTCTGATTGAACCTTTCTCATCGAGGTTACGACGAGTTCCTGTGACAGCTTGCGCTAAAGCAGAGAAGTTACGTTTTTGACTTGGAGACATCATAAGTACTGTTGCCTTTCCACCTTCTTCGTAAACTCTTTGCATTACTTCATCAACATCACTTAAAGCAAGTGAGTGAGTACCAGCAGTAGCAGCAGCACTTGTAAGACCTGCAGCAGCGCCTGTAGCAGCTGCATGAGAACCTGAAGCAAATGCCGGAGTTGAAGCAGAAACGTCCCATGTGTTATACGCAGGAACCCACGCTTGATATCCAGCCATAGTACGGCCAGCGTTAGCACCAATACCATCAGCTCCACCAGAACCATTAGTTACTTGGCGTGAACCAACTAACGCATGCTCTAAGTCACGCTTAAGCTCAGTACCTTTTTTCTTCATTTGGTACGCGAATTCAGAATTGCGTCCAGCTTTAGAAACACTGTCAAGAGTCTTAGACACTTGGATATGCTTAGTAAGGATCTGTGAGTAATTACCAGCACGAACTGTGCTAATATTTGCAACAGAACCTGCCGCGAAGTCTGAACCTTCAGCTTGCGCGTTTGCAGCGGGTGCCGCTAGCTCATCAGTTTGCCATTCGTGAAAGACAGCTGTAGCTTTTTTGTTACCAATAGAAGACAAGAACGGAGTCTCGTCTCTAGTGATCATAGTTATAAAAGATGCCAGGTCTTCCTTTTTACCCTTGGTATCTTCCGTTCTAAATATTGCCATTTTAATTTTTCCTATAAAATATTACAATTGTTAAGAGATAAGAAAGATTAATTGCTAAACATTCCGTCTACCATTCCGGCTAGGAAAGAATCAGCTTGATTCTCCGTAGCGTCGCCTGATAAGACTCTTTTGCGTAGCTCTTTTTCTTTCTCACTAGTTTTAGCCTTTTTGTTCACAGGCTTAGTTGCCTTAACACTTTTAGTAGGAGCTTTCTTACGCTTTTGGACCGCAACTTTTTTGCTGTCTTTTAAATTTTTATAATCGTACATTAATGCAATAACTTTAGGATCTATAATGTTTGCAAACTCAGGAAAGCCTAAGTCTTTTACTGCCCAGTTAACCACGGATTCGTAGTTATCTTGCCAGCCTGGTAGTTCCTTGTCTAATGCTGATATAGATTGTTCTTTGCTAGCCTGCAATGTAGCTGCATCCGCTTGAGTCTTTTCAGAAGTGGCTTCGTCTTTAATACGGGTAGCTTCTTTCTTTTTAGAATCAAGTTCTTTAGCTTTATTACGTCTAGCTTCTTGCCATTTAGGCAATTCAAACATATCGTCATCATTTATTAATTGCTGTATCTTACGATCATACGCTTCTAACTGTATTGCGTCACTATCAACTTGGTTAGTGAGCAATTCAGCATTTTGTAATTTAAGCGAAGTAGCTTCTTCCGCAAGTACTTTAGCTTCTTTTAGCTGTGCACTGGCTTCGATGGATTTCTTGTTAGAGCTTTGAGCAGTCTGGTAACCCCTGATAAGTTCCGACATAGGTACAGCATATTCTTCACCATCAACTTTAACTGGCACTTCATATTCCATATCTAGTTCTTCAGTATCAACTTCCGCCTCTTCAGAATCGTCTGAGTCTTCCTCAGTTTCTTCTTCTTCAGCTTCTAGATTATCATCGTTACTTTCGTCTTCTAATAGTTCAGTCTCGGACGCCTCAGCTTCATCACTCTCTGCTGCTTCCTCCACTTCGTTATCAGTATCATCGCTGGATAGATCTTCTTTTGGTTCATCACCAAAAAAGTCGTCCGCTAGACCTTCTAACATTACATCTTCATCAACCAAATTTACATTAACATCCTGACCATTTGTTAGGGTAGTTTCTAAACTCTCTGACATAATATAATCCTCCTATAGATTATTCTTTATTTGGTAGCAGCTTTCTTAGTAGGCGCTGCTTCCTTATTAACCTTTTTAACATCCTGTTTTTTAGACTCACGCTCAACTATATCTTCTAGGCGTGCAATAAGAACTTGCACCGAAGTAAGTTTTTCGAGTAGTTGCCTAATAACTGGACCGTGCCCTCCGCGGTTTGTTGCTCCGCGCATTTCACGTAGTATATTTTTCTTTTCTAACTTGAACATTTCCAAGTCACTTAGTGTAAACTCATCCATTTAGATCCTCCTGTTCTTTCTTGAATATTTCATTATCGCCAGCAACTGCTAACGACTCTATTTCTTTCTTCACATCGGTTAGTGCTACAACAGTATTATAAATAGTCTCTCGTAGTTCTGTTTGATGTGAACCTGTCTGGCTCCATGCCACCAAATACTTTTCTCTGACTTTTTCAAAGATTATGTTATAAGCCTTATTGCTTATAATCATTTTGGCATGGGTCCCTAGTTCTATTTTATCCATTTGACCTCCGTTTCATGAATTAATTACCTATCTTAGTAGGTCTGCCCGATTGTACTTCTAAGGCAATTTCTGCTTTGTCTTTAGCGACCATATGTTCAAACTTAGCCCTATCAAGTTCCATATCAGCTTGCTTCTTTTGAATATCAGCCATCTGTTTTTGCAAAGTCAGCATAAGTTTTTGTTGTTCTACCTCATGCTCTTTCTGTGCTTCGGCACTTGCTGCTTCTTGTTGTTGGGCTACAGATTGTGCTTGCTGTTGGCCTTGTGGTGTTGACGGATCAACAATAAAGTCAGTCCAATTTTCAATACCAATTGAATCCATAAGTTGCTTAGCAATGTTAAACCCTGAAGCAGGATTAATAACACTTTTAGTTTCTGGTGCTTGGTATAACATAGGCATAATTTGCGTAGCTAACATCATCATGTTTTCTTGGCTATTAGCTTTGCTATTAGGACCAACATCAATATCAACTGTTACACTTTCAATTGGCATCATGTCTTTAGGCGTAACACCATAGTATGAAAAGTCTTTCATAATTGCATCAGCATTTTCTAGTATCAAACCATAAACACCACGACACAAATCTTTAAAACCAGTCTCAGCAAATCTACGTGCTACATACGCAATACGTTTTTGTGAAGCTGCTTGAACTTGCGCTACTTTACCCGCCGAATTACCGGAATCAAATAGTTTTTCATTAACTCCTTGCGCTGCGCGCGTCATGCCACTTGCTTGCTCTTTCTCATTGTTCATAAATTCTAACAAAGAGAACGTCGAGGGTGACAGAGAATCCGGGGTAAGTGGTTGCACTGCGGCAATCGGGCTACCATTAGTAGGAATAATTTGGTGAGGCTCGGGACTCTGAAGCGCACGGAAATCTACCGTGTTGGGATCTGCAAGAACTCGACCATAATTTGTCAAGTATACATTTTCTACCATGCCTCGAGTAATAGCCGTTTTAATCTCTGTAGCGGATCGAGTTACGTCTGCGATAGACAACCCGTAGAAGGCATATGGAATCTCGATAGGATTCAAATTAGCTAGAGGTATACTATCAGCATACTCTTCTAATAAAATCTCGTTACCGGCCACTATGAACCTCTTCAACTCAGAAATACCATCACCATCTCTGTCAATCTTCATCCAGACTTCACTAACCGTAATTTCTCGGTTTGAAGCTCCTAGAATATCGTCCTCTTCTCCTACCCAAACACCATTGACTGATTGCCTATGAGCGTCTTCGCCGTAGTTACCTTTAAGACCCGCAAAAGATTCTCCACCTTCTGTTGCCAAGTCGTCTGATACGTCAAATCCTTGCGCGCGAAGATCGGATAAAGATACTTCGGTTTGGATTCCTACGAATTTAGAGTTAGTTATTGATGTAGCTGTTCGATTAATCATGAACGATTCAGGAGGAATATTTTCTAGCTCTATTTTAGACGTATCTATTTTTCGCCTAATTTTTGCTATTTTATAATATTCAACTTCTTCGCCTTCAATTGTTTCTGAGGCTGTTACTAGCTCAATAATTTCTACATTATCTTCTGCAGTTATAACATCAAGTTGTTCCGAAGTTAAGTCCTCGTATTCTTCTACTTTGTGTTCAGAAGACTCTACCCACTTCCAGCGAATAGTTGAATTCTTAAACAGTAGAGCACTTTTAATCCATGTATTTAGTTCTACCCAACCATTATTTTTAACAAAAATGCAATGATTAGTAATATCGGAAGCTATACCCGCAGCTTTAGACTGTGTTGGGTCCATTGGGTTAAATTTAGCTATTTTTCCGTTGCTTAACATCAATTCTGATATAACTGCTAAATATGAATCTACAATTTCTACAGTATCTGATGATACAACTTTAGAAACTCCCATCGGCGCTAACCTACCCTTTGGCTGTTGGGTATAATAGCTAA